TGACGACAATGGAACTCACTCCAGAAGAACGGAGACTCGCCGAGAAGCTCTTCAACAAGATTCAGCGGCAGCGCCGGGAAGACCGCAAGAACGAACGCTACTACCAGGGCATGCAGGAAATCGGCAATTTAGGCATCGCGGTGCCGCCCGACGTGCAGCCGTTCGCTTTCCCACTGAACTGGTGCCGCACCTACATCGACGTCCTTGAGGAGCGCCAGGATGTGAGGATGTTCCTACGCTCCGGGGCGCTCGAAGAAGACGCCGAGCTACGCGCCGACTGGGAAGCCAATGATTTGGACAGCCTCTCACATTTGGTGCACCGGGATTTGCTCATTTACGGGCGGGCATTCATCTCTGTTGCCGCCCGCGACGGCGGCGGCAGGCCCCGGATCATGCCCGAATCCCCCAAAGACATAGCAGCCCTGGTCGATGCGCGCACCCGCGAAATGACCGCTGCCCTCCGCATCTACCGTGACGATACCGGCGTCGCCGAATACATGACTCTCTACCTCCCCGACTCCACCGTGCTCATCGACCGCCGCGCCGGGAAATGGGAAGCAGTCAGACGCATCAAACACCGCCTAGGCCGGGTGCCACTGGTGATGATCCTCAACCGGCAACGAACCGGGGAATGGTCGGGTGAGACCCAACTCGCCGACCTTCGGCCCCTGGTCGATATGGCGGGCCGAGTGATGCTGCAGCTCCAGCTAGCCATGGAGACTGTAGCAACGCCTCAGAAAGTGGCTCTGGGTGTAACTCAGAAAGATTTTGTGGACGCTGACGGCAATCAAATCGACGACCCCTGGGAGACTTATTTAGGTGCCATCTGGGCGATCTCCAGCAAAGACGCCAGGATCGAGCAGCTGTCGGGCGCCCAATTGACGGGTTTCCACGACACCATCAAAATGCTGGCCGAGCAGGCGGCAACTGTGACCGGCCTGCCGGTGCGGATGATGGGGCAGAACACTGCCAACCCCGCCGCCGAAGGGGCTATCCGCGCTGATGAATCCCGCCTTGTGAAGCAGGTGGAACGGCTGAACGTCCTTATGGGTGCCGGCTGGGCGTGGGCGCTCGGCATCGCCGAACGGATCCGCACCGGCAGCTGGGAAGCCGACGGCAAAATCAGCACCCTATGGCAGAATCCCGGTACCCCCACGGAATCGCAGAGGGCCGATGCGCTGCAAAAGAGCACTGGCGGCAGGCCGTTCATGTCAGTGCGCGGGGCCATGGCCGAGATGGGATGGCCACAACAACGCATCGACCGCGAACTCGAATGGTTGGAGCAGGAAAACAGCATGGGCGGCATCATCGAAAAGCTCGAACGCGGCGCTGACGACAAGGCTGGCGAACGCGAACCGCCGTAGTCGCGGTCGCGCTAGCCGTCGTCTAGCGGTATGGAGGGAGGCCTACCATGCTGGATTCCCAGTACTCCAGACTCCCCCCACAACTGCAAGCCGCCGCCGACTCCCGACACCGCGTCGCGGCCAGGGTGGCCGGGGGGGTGCTCGCGGCCTGGCGGCCCAACAGCCCGCAGGACCCCAATGCCTGGTTCGCTAGCCATGCCCTGCCGTTCACCGAGATGGTGACTCACGGGCAACTACTGGCGGCCCAAGCAGCAGTCGCGTCGGCGGACGTTGCGCTGGACCTGCAACACTATGATGCGGTACCGGAGCTGTCGGCGGACTCGGAGGCGTTCGCCGGGGTAACAGGCAGCGGCGACCCCGTGATGGGCCTCGCCTACGCCCAAGCCCAAAAAATCACCGAACTGGTCGACGCCGAAGCCCCTATCACGGAGCGGGCGCAGGCGTGGCACCACGCGGGCGTGATGCTCGCAACCGCCACCCAAACCGCTATCTCTGATGCCGCCCGCATGGCCATACTCACCCACCTAGCTGCCAGGCCTGGCACCACGTGGATCCGGGTGGTTCGGCCCCCATGCTGCGCCAGATGCGCCATCCTGGCCGGCAAAAAAGGCACCAGCCGCATGAAATTCCTTCGGCACCCCGGATGCGATTGCACCGCCATTCCGGTCTCCGAGGCCACGTCAGATATGCATAAGCTTTTCTACTTTGATGCTAAAGCGTATTTCGATGATTTGTCCCCGGAGCAGCAGGCCAAGGTGTTCACTAAAGCAGGCGCCAAGGCTATCCGGGACGGCGCGGACATCAACCAGGTTGTTAACGCCCGCCGGGGTATGAAAACTATCACCTCGGCAGGCGGTAGGCGGCGTATCATCACCACCGAAGGCACCACCAAGCGCGGTTGGGCGTCCGACTACCTGCGGGAACAATACGGCGCTGCGCTGCAAAAAACCAGCGGCAGCAGGTACCGGCGCACGTCGGTAGCCAGGATGATGCCGGAAGAAATCTACCGCATCGCAGGCGACGACCGTGACTTGGCTCTATCGCTACTACATAAGAACGGCTTTCTCACCGACGCCACACCAGACCTGTCTGGTAAGTGGTCATGGGCGAAACGTGATCCCGCTGTTCTGGAGGCCAAACGCAGGATCGACGCCAGACCCAGCATTGCATTGTCCGCTACCCGTAGCGTTGATGAGAAGAGCGGCCCCATCCTCAATGGTGAGACCGACGCTAGGCTCAAACACGACTACTCCCAGCGTATAACTACGTCCCCCAGGCAATTCCGCAAGGTTGTCAGTAGGGTGCTGAGCTATATGGATGAAGCGCACCAAGGGCAAACATTCCTCCCCGAATACGAAATCGGGCTGATGAAAAAGCATGACCGTAGAGGGGTAAAAATTGAAGATAGCAGTATCAGGGGTACTTCCTATAGGGATCCCGTTGAACCAGGAAAATTCCGGTACCGGGTGAAGATCAACGGGACCATCCAAGGGCAGGAGCTAACCACCATCCACGAGCTGGGGCATCTCATCAAATGGAAATACGAGACCCGGCCGGAGATCAAACCCGTATTTGCGGCGATCCGTCAAACTCCCTCAACTCGCAAGATTGAAGACTATAGAGGAGATTTTGCGGAGAGCTGTATGCAGAGCTATCTATTGAGCGACGATGAGCTCTTTGCTCGCGCATATGCCCAATGGGTGGCGACTAAAACCGGAGCGCCGAAGTTGGTGAACACCCTTAACTTTCATCGGGGGCAGCAAAGCGTTTTGAAATCAGTGCAGTGGCAAGATGATGAATTCGCCCAGTATATTGCGCCTGCTCTTGATGAATTTTTTGGCCAGCTGTAGTGTTATAGTCATGCTATTCACAGATGTCCCTATTGATTCTCCCTGGGATGTGATCGTCCAATCCTATATGGACGCCATGGGGTGGTCACGCGAGCGTGCGGAAGAATATGTGGACGCACTTGCAGGCATCCGCATGTGGGAGCCCTGTGACCGGAAAGAAAAATATAAAGATGCTGTTTTACCACCACCAGACTTTCCACTCTGGTGATTCCCTAAAAAACTGACGCCGACCCCCAACACCGGAGGTCGGTTTTTCTATGCCCAAAACCAAAGAAGGAAGGAAGATCTATGATTGTCACCGGCCTAATGCGCTACCACATCCGCTGTATCACGCAACCCTCTCTCGTCGGCCAGGAACCACTAGCCGGCGGCGTTGCCAGCGCCGCCGAGGGGGCAGCTCCTGCTCCCCAGGCCAGTGGCCGGCAGCGGGAAGGCGAAACCGCATCAGCTACCAACAACGCCGACGGCGACAGCGATAGTGACGGGGACGGCGGCGACCCGAACGGTCGGGGCTCAAAAACACAAGTGCTTGCCGACCTCGCCAAAGAACGCGATAAGCGCCAAGCTGCCGAGGAAGAAAACGCTGCGCTGAAGGCTCGCTTGGCGGAGTTCGAGCGTGCCCAGATGACAGAGCAGGAGAAAACCGCGGCGGACCTTAAAACCGCCCAAGATCGCGTGGCGGCTCTGGAAGCACAGATCGCCGAACAACAACACCAGGCGGCAGTCGCCGAGGCCCTGAAAACTGCGGGACTGCCCGCTGATCTAGCCGGGCGGCTTCAGGGCTCAACCCCGGAAGAGCTCGCCGCCGACGCCAAGGCCCTAGCCGCGGCGCTAGGCGAGCTGCCGGTCGACCCCTCCCAGGGGCAACATGCCGGCGGCAAGATGACCCCCCGCAGCCTCACCGAGGCGCTCCGCAACCACTACAACATCACATAAAAGATAGGAGGATCGCGCCATGCCTATTACCCTGGCAGACGCCAAACTCAACACCCTAGAAGACTACGACCCGATGGTTATCGACGAGTTCCGTAAAAACTCCCCGCTGCTAGATGCTTTGATCTTTGATACCGCGGTCAACCCCGCAGGCGGCGGCGCTACTCTCGAATACGGCTACCGCCGGCTAGTCACCCAGCGGGGCGCCGAATTCCGCGAAATCGGCAAAGAATACACCCCTCAAGAAGTCAAGACCGTCAAGAAAAGCGTGGAGCTCAAACCTTTGGGCGGCACGTTTGAAGTGGATCGGGTGCTCGCTCACCTCGGCCCCGCAGCCAGCGACGAGGTGGCATTGCAGACCTCCCAACTCATCAAAGCCACCAATGCGAAGTTCAACGACGCGATCGTCACCGGCGACACCGCTGTCGACGCCAAAGGGTTTGACGGCCTGGACAAAGCACTGAAGGACTCCGCGACCGAGCTGAACGCCACGGGTGAGAAAGACTGGACTGCCCCCACCACCGCCGACACCGCGCTGGCTATCCTCGACGACCTGGACGAACTCCTCGGCGCCTTGGACGGCCCGCCCACCCTGCTGCTCTGCAACAAGCGCGTGCTGGCGAAGATCCGGGCAGCAGCGCGCCGGGCCAACCTCTACACGCAACAGCCGGTCGAGGGGCTGCTGGGTGCGGGTGGCCATGAAATCACCCGGGAAATGCTCGGCAATGTCATCCTGGCGGATGCCGGCGAGAAAGCCGGCACAAACGACCCGGTGATCCCCGTGACCGCGGGCAAGACCAGCATTTACGCCGTACGCATCGGCCTAGACGGCTTCCACGGCGTGACCACCACCGATGGTCAAATGCTGCGAACTTGGCTGCCGGACTTCAGCACCTCCGGCGCCGTGAAGCGCGGCGAAGTGGAACTGGGGCCGGTCGCCCCGGTACTCAAGTCCACCAAAGCCGCCGCGGTGCTGCGCAACGTCAAGATTGGGGCCTAATCATGGCCATCGTGAAAACCCCCGTCGAGGGCTACACCGGCCCCATCGGCGCTGACCTGTTCGTCGGCGGCGTCTGCACCGACGTCCCCGACGACCGGTTGGACTACTACCGGCGTCAAGGTTATGTCATCCTCGACCAGGAAATTACCACGCCGCAGGAGACGCCAATCCAGCTGCCAGCCGATGGCGCCCCGAAGGCCGCCTGGGTCACCGTAGCTGTTCAGCTCGGCATTGACGTCAAAGGCAAAACCAAAGCTGAAATCATCGCAGACGTCACCGCATCCACCCCGCCAGCGGAGGAGTAACCCCATGGCCACCTGGCTCACCGCCGACCCTAAAACCCTGTGGCCACACCTCGACGACACCCGCCTGGAGGAAGCAAAACGCCTCATCGACCGGGCGGAGCGTATCGTCCTCCAGCGGTTCCCCAGCATCCCCACCCGCATCCAGCAACACCGGCTCAGCGCCGAGGTTGTTGCCGGCGTCGTGGAGGACATGGTGACCCGCGCTATCGCCAAAGAAGACCGAGGCGGGCTCACCCAGCTGGCCTACCCGGAGGTGACCATGCAATGGGAAACCGACGGCAGTCTAGGGCAAGGCTCAAGGCTGTGGCTCACCACCGATGAGATCGTCCTGCTGTCCCCACAGTTGGCCCAGGGTGCCTGGAGCATCCGTCGTAAAGCAACACCTACGCTGCCGGAGGACCGATGCTAACCCCTCGTGTCCTCTTCCAACCCGGGTGGCAGTATCGGCGGCAAACAACCACCCGAGATGACCCCATCACCGGGGAAATCATCGCCACCACCTACGAACCCATTGCCGGCACCGGCCTCGTCCAAGAGGCCTACTGGACCGGCATGCAAGAAACCACACCCACCGGCGGCATCCGCGACGAACGCCTCGTCATGTTCGCCCCCACAGCCGCCGCCGTGGCCGACCTCGACATCACCGCCAAAGACGAATTCACCGGGCCCGACGGCAGGGTGTGGCAGTGCATCAGCGACGGCATCGCCCGCGGCATCCCAGGCCGGCCACCCGACTACATTGCGGCACGAGTCCGCAGAGCAAAGGAGAAAGAACAACCATGACCGAAACCATCCCTGCTACCCAAGCCGAGCAGTTACTGCCCGAGGAAGAAGGCGTCCACAACGGCATCTACCACGGCACCGACGACGCCGGCAACCCCTTCTACACCGCGGCCGGCAGCCCCTACCACCTCGCCGAAATCCGCAAGAAACAAGCCGCCCGCGCCGCCGAAGCGGCCGAGAAGGAAGCAAAGGAGGACCCCAGTGGCGAAAGCGAAACTCACCCTGTACCGGCGCCGAATACTCCGCGAGCTGCGGCGCCAAACGGTACCAGCCCGAAAGAAAATCGCCCAGGAGATAGCCAGCCAAGCTAAAGCTATCGCCCCCGTCCTCACCGGCGACTACCGCGACGGTATTGGCACCAACGTCCGGGGCACCATGGTGCGGGTTGTCGACAACGACGAAACCGCAATCCATAAAGAATACGGGACCGCCGACACCCCCGCCCACGCCGTCCTCACCGGCACCGCCATGCGATTCGGCCGCTACCGAGGCATGAGGCCCCGATGAGCGCCATAATCCCTACCGCCTACATCCCCGGAGAGGTGCGTAAACATCTACTGGCTGACGCCGAATTCGTCCGCCTGCTACGCGGTGGTGCCGTCACCTGCCGGGAAGTCCCCGACCCACTCACCAAACCCCACGTCACAGTCAAAGCCGTAGGCCACCAGGGCGGTGACCCCCGGCTGCACCGGGTACTCATCCAAATCACCCCCTGGGTGCCCCGACCCGACGTCTCTCGAATCCCCGAAGACCCCGACATCACCGCATGGAACCTCGCTACCCGCGCCGGGGAGCTCCTGGCCAGGGCAAAAAATGTCATCGTTGATGACACCCACGCCTGGTCCGCCCACTGGGTGGATGGCCCCATCCAGCTGGAGGACAAAGGCCGGGGTCTCGACCGAATTATCTATTACGCGCCTGTCCGTATTGGTGTTCACCTGCGCAGGCGCACAATCTAAACTGTTAGGAGTGAATCATGTCTGATTATGCTGATTCCAAAAAAGCCCACGTGTGGCTGGACGGCGATGCCTTCCGCGCCCCCGTAGGCACCACCATGCCCACCGACCCGTTTGCTGCTACCCTCACCGGATGGGACGCCTACGGTGGCATCGAGGCAGGCATTGAGGTGACTGCTGAGCAGCAGGTCACCAAGAAGAAGATCTGGAACAAGCGCAATGCCATCTACAAGATCATCCGCGATGCTCTAGAGAGCGGCATGAAGTTCCGCGCTGTCGACAACAGCAAGGCGGCCCTGTTGACCCGCCTGCAGGGCGGCAAGATCACTAAGAAGGGTGATCTCTATGTCGCCGAGCTTGGGCTTGGTGAAGAATTTGCCTTCTTCTGCCGGTTCGATGATGGTGCTTCCAAGATGGCGTTCTACTGCCCTCGAACGACCTTGGCGTCGCCGGCGAAGCGCGCCACCCTCGATGACCAGAACCTGGACGGCTGGGAGTTTGAAAACTCCTTCCTTGAGGGCTACGAGGAAGTCATCCCCGAGTTGCCCGCAGGCATTACCGTGCCCTAATGACAAATCCTTCATGCCCATTTTGCGCAATTATTATGGGGGAGGGCCGGGCGCGAGAAGTCTACCGCGACGACCATGCCGTGGCGTTTTTCCCACTTCGGCCCGCGACGCTCGGGCATACCCTCGTAGTTCCCCGCCGGCACATACCCGATATTTGGGAGCTGCCAGAAGCTGACGCCGCGTGCCTATCTCGCGCTGTCTTGTGGGTTGTCGCGGCAGTGCGCGCAGCCATTACCCCGGACGGGCTGAATATCATCCAGTCCAGCGGGGCGGTGGCAACCCAAACCGTCCCTCACCTGCATGTGCATTTGGTGCCGCGTTGGGCAGCAGATGCTATGGGCCCTATTTGGCCGGCTGATCCTCCCAGCTACCCGCCGCAGGTGCTTGACGATCTCCGTGACAAGCTGGCTGGCCTCATATAGAGCGTCTGAGTGTTGGCCCGTGCCCGAACCTTTATTCCTTCCAAACACTAGGAGAAACCAAATCTTATGGAAAAAATCGATCTTTTCGAGCGCGCTCTCGCTATTGGCGGCGGCGACCCCGTACCGGTCACCCTACTTGGCGTTGATTTGTCGCTGCGCCGGGATTTCACCGGCCAGGAAGCGCACGATATTGTCCGGGCGTTGTTTGACCACGCTGACGAAGCAGTGCACGACCAAGCCACGCGGGTTATCGCCCTGGTATCCGACTCCCCTAAGAAGGCCCAGGCGGCTTTTGTTGACAAGCTCATGACGCTGAGTCTCGCCGAGGTCATGCGGGTGTTTGATGTCATCGGCGAGATCTGCGGCTACCGGGATGCCGATGGTAATTTTTTTCCTACATCCTCCAGCTAATCAGCCCCCAGGAGTTTGCTAGGCGGCTGGTCGGGTTCCAATCCAAATACCACCTGAACTACCGTCAATGCCTGGCAGAGATGTGGTGGATTGACCTGGCAATACTCGCTGATGGGTTGGATGAGTGGACCCCCACTGATGAAAACATCGCCCGCCTGGTGGACCGGGAGGATTACTGGCTGAACTCCGAATATAAATCGTGGATCACCGACCCCGACGACCCCGAGGTACAGGCGGAAAAAACCCGCCAGAAACTACTAGGCGTGAAGCCCCCAGAGCAGCCACAGCTGTGGCCTATCGCGGTTCGCCCACCAGCGCTGCAGCAGCAGCTGGTGCAGGCAGCCACCCAGGCGGCGGAGAAGACGGCTAAACCGGCAAGAAAGAAGATCACCA